ATGTCCAAGTCAAACGTGTAGATGTTGCCGTTTTCAAAGTCACCAACGATGATGTTGCCGCCAAAATTGCACTGGCAATTGCTGCGGTGCCGCATAAACTCACCGTTGTTCCAGCCAGCCCGTTCATGCCAGGCTTGGGTAGCTACATCGTAGACCCATGTGGCGTTGCCGCTAGGGAATGTCAGCACATAGAAAGCATGGCCTTCTTGTTGGTAGGTGTAGGCAATAGCGTCTGAAATGTTGCCGTACTGGGCGATGGCGTACTCAATAGCATGAGTGGAAATACGAACGCCGGTATAGCCATTTGCCCTGTAGACAATACCTTGGCCACGGGCGTCTGTGCCCAGCCAGAACAAGCCGTTGTCCATCTTGGCTATGGTGTACGCAGACACGCAGCCAATTTCGTTAAACGCGCCTTGAATGCGGGTCAGGGGAAAGTCAGCCGCGCCGGAGTCGTACCAGACTTCGACCGAGTCAGTGCCAAACACCCACAGCTCGCGGTGATCGGAAATCAGACCCACCACGCCGTCGGGTGAACCTTCAGCACTGGCAAAGTGCAATGGGTTGATGGACGTACCATCAAGCAACTGCGACACCCAGATGATCTGGCTGTTGGGCTGGTTGAACACAAAGTACCCATCAAGGTACGCAACCGTCACAGCACCGGCAAAGTCGAAGTCGGTGATTTGGGCGAACACGCCGGTGGTTTCGTTGTAGATATAACCGTCAGGATTGCAAGCAAAGAAGATCTGAGTGCCGTTATCAGCGATGCTCACAGGGCCGGTGCCAGACACGGTGCCAAGCAACTGCGGCGTGGTCGTCAAACCGGTCAATTTGTAGACTTGCTGGCCGGACACGACATAGAAGTCGCTACCATTTGTTTGATGCGCCCACAATGCGCGGATCGGGCCGGTGCCTACGGTTTGCAAGAAGTTAAGCCCTGGGGCGCGGTTAAGAAACCCAGCTTCTTTGCCGCCTTCTGGAATGACTTCGGGAAACAGATTGACCATGCGGTTGTCCGCAGCGTTGATACTGCGGGCAACATATGCTGACCCAAGAATTGGTGTTTTCATGCTAGACGTAACTTGGATACCATTTAGTTGTTGTAGCGTCGTAAGTCATTGTCAATGTTCTGCTAACCACCGCTGTGCCAGCTACAGCAATATTGCCTGCTGTTGTCCAAGTAAATGCGCCAGTTGGAATCAATGTAATTGCGCCGCCGCCAGCCGAAATTGGGCTTGGTGCCGTAATGGTCACAATTGCCGTTGTTCCTGAAACAAAAGCAATTGGCGTTGTTGGAGCAATTGTTGTTGCGCTTGCAATTGTTGGCGCTGCTGCACTTACTGCGTTAAAGCTGCTCAATACAAGACTTGTACCCGTAGCTGCACCAATGACCGGCGTCACTAGCGTCGGCGTTGTTGCAAATACAGCAGAGCCTGTACCTGTTTCGTCAGTCAAAGCAGTTCGTAAATTGGCGCTGCTTGGGGTCGCCAAAAATGTGGCTACACCTGTGCCCAAACCACTTACGCCAGTTGCAACAGGTAAGCCTGTACAGTTGGTCAATGTGCCGCTTGTAGGTGTCCCAAGTATAGGCGTTACCATTGTCATACTGGTACTGGTGCAAGCGCTGATATTGCCGCTGGCAACTGTCCCCAACGCGGGTGCAACCAATGTTGAATTGGTAAACAGCAAAGCATTGGTGACTTGTTTAGTTGTGCCCGATTGCACAATTGGCAAAACGTCGGTTGTAGCGGCAGCAGTGGCTACGGGGAGAGCTGTGATTGCAATGGTGGCCATGTTAGTAGTTTCCTGCGTAAATGTTAAAGCGTTGACGAGTGGCGACAATGGCGTAAGGCATAGACATTACGTCATCAGGGTTGTTGATGCGCTTCAGATTGCGTTTGCTGGTCATGGCGATGCGCTGCACTTGGGGGCTTGGCTCAACGCCAAACTCGGGGGCAAATTCCATTGCCAAGTTGTAGACAAACGCCCGCAAATAACCTGGCGGGAATAGGATGTCAGTCGCCAAGTTAGCAGGCTGGGTCAGTTCTTCCACCGAAATAAAGTGCCATTCCAAGTCCCGTGTGGGCTTGGGATAGATGTACATATCAACATCAGGATAGGTCATGTTGATAAACAGCACTTGCGGGTAGGTAGACGTCACCGTCTTAACAGCAATACCATCGTACTGCTGTTGGTTAATCATTTTTATGCCAAAGCTGACGTTGGTGCTTGGGTCGCGGTAGTAGGTCGCGTCGTCCAACAATATTGGCCGGTTGCCTACAAAGTCACCTGTTGGGCCAAGTGTGCGGTTGATAAATCCAGCAGGCCAAGTAAACACTTGATCTTGAGTGCTAAAAACAGATAGACGCTCAGTGTTCCATGAGTCGATCATCTGGTTGAGCGCCATCAAGGCGTCTTGAGATACAGACGCAGAAGGTGTTTCACCTTCGGCCAACACACCAAGCAATCGTAATGCACGGTTTATCTGATCACCTGCCGTGTAAATGGCCATGTTTAAGCTCCTTGTTCGACCACCTCTGTGGGTCGGCTACGACGACGTTTGACTTCCAGTGGAGCCGCCTCAACAGGCGTGTCTAAAGTATATCGCACCCAGCCATTCTTTTCATCTTCTACGGCTTCAAGCTCCATAGTCGCAACTTTGGCACCGTGAACTTCGTGGGACATGTAAATAACAGCCATAGTTTAAGAACGGGGGCTTTTGACCCCCGTTTGGTTAAGCGCCGTGGATGATAGCGTAGTTGATGATGACAGCTTCAGAGTATGAAGTTGCGCTCAAGTTACGCAAAGAAATTAAACAAGTGCCCGCAGCCATATACGAAATGTAAGTGGTGTAAGCGCCCGCAGCACTACCAGTAGTATTGCTAGAAACGTTCACAATAACTATGTCGTTGGCTGAAATTAAACTGTTGGTCAGAATAAATGACACCACTGCACCGCCAGCCAATGCTGCGGCGTTCATTGTGATACGGCCAGCAGACTTGTTCAGAGTTACCCCTGTGGCTTTGTCTGTTGCTTGGGTCACAGCGCCTTGTGCTGCTGATGTATATCCAATTTCGGTGGTGGCATAAACGGTTGTGCCAACCACGGTTGTTGGAGTAACAGCACCAATGGTGCCGCCGTCAATGTCTTGGTCACTGTATGCAACGCCAATTGATTTGGTATTACCCATTTTTTAATCCTTTGAAAAATAGGGGCCGAAGCCCCCATTAATTACATCAAAAATGCCGAATAAGCTGCGTCGCCAGTCTTCACAAAACGGTAGGTGTAAGCACCGAAACGTGGGACAGTGACTGAGCCAAAGATCGTAATACCAGTGCCTGTTGTGATCGGAACGGTAGACGATGCGCCAGTGTTGTTGTTGTTGCAAATTGTCAAGCTAAAAGCTGAACCAACTTTTGCGCTTGGGATAGCTGCATCAAGCAACGCTGCTGTGGGCAGAGTAACTGTCAATGTAGCATCCGAGGCTTTTGCACAAACAACCAAACCGACTGCTACTTGAGCAGCAGTCAATGTGGTATCCGCAGTCAAAGTAGTAGGGATGGTTTGTACGGTAAGTTGAGCTTCTGTCAGGTTGCCGTCACCAACTTGGTAACCGCCTGCGCCATTAGGTAATGCCATGATAATTTTCCTTCAAAAAAGTTTCTGATTAACCCCAGATGCGGCAGGCCATCTGTGGACGAATTGTGCTGTATCCATACAGAACGTCGATACGGCAAGGCATACGGTCGTTGTTGATGTCGTACTGACGAACAACGCGCAAGCTAATACCGTTATGAACTGCGCGAGCAGCCATATCAACACCTTGGGGCAGCAACAAGTCGGCGGTCGCAAAAGTGATCGCATCTTTGTGGTAAACCAAGTTCTGGGGGTACTGAGTGCTGGCTGTACCGACAAACACGACGGCTTTGCTAATAGCAGGCAAAGTCAACATGGTAGCCAAAGCATGAGCTGCTGAGTACATAGGAGCCACGGTCACGGTGGCAGTGGTGGTGGAAGTTGAAGAAGCCAAAGCAACAAACTGGAACAACGAACCTGTGGATTCACGGGTTTGTGGGTTCACAGCGTAGCACTCAGCAATCGTAAACACGTCACCGACGTTGATGATCTCACCAGAGCCAACAGTCAACGTGAGGGTAGAAGAACCTTCAGTTGTCACAGCAGCGCCAGTGGTGTTGCCAGTAGCAGCGCGGGTGCCGGTGGTGTGTTGCTTGATTGACTGAGACATATTGATCTCATCAAAACCCAACACGCCAGTGCCCATCATGCCGTTCTTGAACTGCTTGCTGATGGTGTCGGTGGGGTTAAACAAACCTTTCATGCCTTCGACCAAACCAGCGTTAGCGGCAGGGTTGACGGTAGCGTAACGTGGTGACATCACGGCAGCGTTTTCGTTCAGCTTCTGTTGGGCTTGCAACAGCACCAAAGAAGTAGAAGGAGTGGTGCCAGGGGTGCCAACGGTGTTACCGATGGTTTTGTACGCATTGGCAACGTCAGCATCAATGCTGGAGGCCAACTGGCTGATACGAGGCTTCAACACACGCTCTGCGAAGTCGTCCAATTGCATGGTCAATTCAGCAGATGTGAAGTTCACGCCGATGTGCTTTTGTGAAGCAACAGACAAAGTGGTGTACTGTTCGTTGTCATCCTGAACTTGCAGGGCGGCACCGTCAGTTACCAAAGCGCGGTCGGGTAAGCGAATACGCAGTGTGGAGCCAATCTTGGCACCTTCTACGGCAAAAGAATCGTCGTACTGACGGTTCACGTTACGGGTGAGCACCAGATTGTTCTCAAGAATCTCAAGAGCTTTGCGGGTGATCATGTCGATCGTTAAGATACTATTAGACATGGAAAAAATCCTTCAAAAATTGTTTAGCGGTTGACTTGAGCCTGCAACTTCTTTATCTGTCTTGCTCGTTCAGCTTCAATCCACTGCGAATCAGTCATGGTCTTGGTAGACCGTGGATCCGTAGTGTCATAAGCTGGGCCTCCGGTGGAGCGAGCAGTGACAGGTGAAATCGGCGCAGGCGCAGACGTGGTTCGTTTCACGGGAGGATCGGTGGCCAACTTGGCCTCAATTCTCCCGATTTCTTTGGCCTGCACGAATGGCGCAAGACGAGAAATACGATCTGCTTCCTTGGGGTTAGCACCGAGGTAGTAAGCTACTTCAGGGCCAATGTCCGAGGCTTGGATCGTCTGAGCCATCACGTTGGTGATCGGCAACTTGGGGTTGTAGGCGACTTGTTCAAAGTCGTCGTACTTTGTCCGAGCTTCCTCTTCCTTTTCGTGGTAGGTCTCAAGAATTGCAGATTGCTGCCTTGCTTCTTCTCGCTGGGCTAACAGTTGTTCAGCTTTCTGGTACGCCAATGCGTCTGCATAGGCTTCAGGGCTTTCAAACTGATCGACCGGCGGGACGTTTGCTGGCGCTCTCAGCGTCTGGGCTTCCGCCTGACGTTGGGTCTGCTCTCTTTCCCACTTACGTTGCTCTCTTGCAAGCCTTTTGCCGATTGCTGCATCAAGTTCTTCTTGGGTAAAAACCCGTGAAGGCTCTTTTGCTTCATCAGCGACTTCCGGCGTTTGAATTGCTTCCTGAGTGGCCGTCACTTCTGGAGCTGGCGCGGAGTCGACTTCCGCTAAGGGTTGTTGGACTTCTTCAGTCATTTTTGAATCTCAATGATTCCCTGGTGAACGCACCAGTACGGTTTTCAGCATTATGCTTGAATTTGGGTTGCTTGGTAAGTGGCGATTACTTCTGGTGTATGCACAGTAGCACAAATAGCCTGAACCTTGGCATCCTCTGCGCTATAGTCATCGCCTGGTCGAATGTAGTTGCCTTTGACTTGGTCTGTCAAAAGCAAGCCATCTTCAGTAATGGTTATGAGGTAGCGCACGGCAACCGTTTGATCTTGCAAAATTTCAATACGGTCGATAACGGTTTGTTTTGCTAACATGATATTGCCTTTCAATGGATTGTTAAAACGTGGCTTATATTGTGTAAAAACCCGATATTGCTATTGAAACTGTCAATACACCAGTTGTTCCTGTGTAAATAGCCCCGCCAGAAAAAGCATTTATTTGAACGCTATAAGCTGCTTGGGTTGATGTGTTTACAGACGAACCTGAAAAACTTGTGCTAGGCGTATAAGGCAGGCCAGTCAAATATGAAGTAGTTGCTGTAGATGAAATGCTTGTGGCTGGTGTAACAACAATGTTGAAATAAACCACATTTCCTATTTTGGTGTACTTTGCCACCACAGTGGGAGTACCCACATTTGTCCATCCGTTAAAAACAGGAGTAAATGTTTGATTTTTTCTGTAGTCATCTAACGTGTATGAGTTGGATGAATTAGTTACGCTAGTTGGAAAAGTTAAATATTGAACAGGAATAATTGTGGCGTTAGCCCTTGGAGAAAATATAGTTGTACTTGTGCCACTGTTTACAAATGTTCCAGAACCACCAGCATTTGATGGGTTGACAATAAAATTGTACAAACCACTGGCTAAATTTATTGAATTGCCAGCCCCAACTTCAAAATGGTTGTTTATAAATGTGCAGTCATTTGCTTCGGCATAAATACCGTTGGTGGTCGTACCTTCAAAATCATTGTAAGAAAAATCACAAGTGATTGCGCCTCCAGCGACATAAATTCCGTTAGTAACGTTATTAAATTTATTTCTAGTAATCCAGTTAGAGTTGCAAGGCAAACTACCTGTCGCAAGCATATATACCCCGTAGCCACAGCTTTCTATTAAATTTTCTGTGATGGTATTAAAGTAAGAATCTGAACCCGTAAGAGTTCCCATGCTTATAGCTGCATTGAACCCAGAAAATCTACAGTTTTTAATTTCTCCATATTCAAAACCGCCAGTTGCGACAATACAAGAAGTTGTGCCTTGTGCCACAGTGTTTACAAATGACAAGCCCTCAATACGCAAAGAGCTTCTAGTGCTATTTGTAAGCATTGTTCCAGAAGTGCTGCCAGCCCAATTTAATATTGTGAATCCAAAACCAGCACCAATCAATACTGATTGCTTTTGATAAACACTTTGCATTGTTAAAGTGCTAGTTACTTTATATGTTCCTGCGGGAATATAAACCATTGAACTAGCAGTCAAAGCTGCTTGAATAGCAGTTGTACTATCTGCGATACCTGTAGGGTCAGCGCCATAATCCAACACGTTAGCTGGTGCGCCAGTAATCATTGAATAACTTGCTTTTGTAAGTGACATTATTTTTCCTTTACCAAGGTAAGCCAGTTGCACTGACAGGATTTTTTTGCAATTCAATTTGATTGGCTAGGCTTGCTTCTACTACGTCTTTGTCTACTCCATTCGCCCAAATCCAATCTAACACTATGTCTTGTGTAAGCTCATCATAGGGGATTATAGGCTCGCCATCAGGCCAACCGCAAACATTGGATTCAGATGACGAATAATTTTCATCTGTTGCCGTTGCAGTCCAATGTGCAACAGTCACAAATTTATTTGCTATTTTGTGTTCAAGCTGTGTGATTGTCCAAGTTACTACCATGATTAACCTTAGAAAAATGCAAGGAAATTGCCGTTTGCTATTGGCGTGTAATTAATGATAATGATGCCAGAACGACCACTGCCGCCTGTTGAGTTTGTTGCAGAACCGCTTCCACCACCACCACCGCCGTAAGAACCGCCCGTACCACCCGCAGTACCGCCCGTTCCGTCACCAGCACCACCGCCACCGCCGCCAGAATAAACTGAAAAAGCTGTATTACCTGCGCCACCAGTAGAACCACTAAAAGTATTAGCACCACCATCACCACCAGCACCAGCAAACGCTCCAGCCGTTCCACCTAATGCAGAAACACTCGAACCAGCGCCACCGCCGTTACCACCACCACCACCACGGCCTGTTGTTCCTAAAGTAGCCGTATTAGTACCGCCAGCACCCCCATCACCGTTAGGCCCTGCTGCTCCACCACCGCCACCACCCGCCGCTGTTGTAGATGTACGACCAGCACCACCGAAACCGCCGTTTCTGCTAATTGATGTGTAGCTTACACCGTTTATTACTGCTGTCCCCCCACTTCCAAAAGCACCGTTTGAAATGCCAGAGCCGTTAGTACCAACGCCAGCATAAATTACTATGCCGGATGTGTTAGGTGTCGCCCACAAGCCACAATAACCTGTTCTAGAAGTGTCATACAATTTATCTGTTATAAAGCCAGCAAGGTTTGCCGCCCTTAAAGGTATATTAGTTCCTTTTGTATAGCCACCACCGCCACCGCCGCCGCCAGAAAACGATGCAGAACCCGATGTAGCACCATTACCTCCTGCGCCATACACTTCAATTGTGTTGGCTGCATCATTCCAGTCAGCAGGTAAGTTCCAAGTTCCAGAGCCAGTAAGAACAATCGTCGTCATGATTAAGCCACCGCCACGCAACGCCACGCACTTGTGGCTACGTTCCAAATAAAACCAACATCCAAACGATTTGTAGAAAATGTGGTTGTTGGTAATGGTACTGTTGATGGTTCAAACTTTGCGCCCCAAGTAAGTCCAATAGCGCCAGTTCCTGTAATTGAAATTATCAATTTTTGACCGTTAACAGGAGTTCCAGTTAAATTGGTAGTAAACGATGTAATTGCCACAACTTGACCTGTAATCACCATCATGTCGTAGTTGTCGGTGTTTAGTGTAGGTGTTGCACTATTTGCAGTGCTTGCAAGTACACGAGGCTGAACCCACTTATTGGTCAATGTCTGAGTTGCATCAGTGCCAACAACAGTAGTTGTAGC